AGATCAAAGGTTGCAACCTTCGCCGCTCAGAATTTGTGAGATTAATATGGAAAATGAAAACCCTGATTTAGAAAGACCAGTTGAAGGAAACACCGGGCTGCAACAGCTCGTAGTTAACTACATTGGCAACCGCTTAGATGCGCCGGAGGAGGTTACTGTTGATATGGCAGTACAGGTCTTCGCTGCAGAATTTCCGCAGTTTCTTATGGCAATTGCCGAAGAGAACTTCCTGCGAGGTTATCAACAAGCACTAGATGATGTAGAAGCAGCCGAAAAAAATAAGGGCTGATGGAATATTACATATACGACGTCCCGGTATTCGTGACGGCGCCATTAGAAGAGGGCGTCGACTTACCCGTATTTTGCCAAGAAGTCGAGGATATTTTACCTCATCGACTTTTGCACAATATTGATGTTGTGTATATCGGGGCACTTAGCGCAGCGCAGGGCAACCGAACTGCAGCGTATTCAAACGGCGCCATATATATGTCTGTGTCCGAGCCTACTAACTTTGATATGCTAGAGAGTTTTGTTCATGAAGTGGCCCATTCTTTAGAGTCTAGGTATGGTATGTTTATTTATACTGATAACCTCATCAACGAGTTTAAAGGAAAGCGCGAAAGACTGTTTCATCTATTGAGTGCTGAGGGGTTTCATACAAATCCAGTTTTATACGGGTTTACTGAATACAACGAAAAATTTGATAATTTCCTTGCCAATGAAGTTGGCTACCCTACTCTGTTGTCTTTGACAATGGGACTATTTGTATCGCCATATGGCGCTACCTCTGTGCAAGAGTATTTTGCAAACGGATTCGAGAAGTATTTTCTCGACAACCCACAAACGGTGAGAGATATTTCACCGATTCTGTATAGAAAGATTGAAGAAATAATTAATGACGACGAAGCGTGAACACATATCCTATTCTGAATTAAAGGATTGGGCTCAGTGCCCCCATTACCACAAGAAAGCCTGGATTGAAAAAATAGCCCCATTCGAAGGCAATGAATACACTGCCTTTGGTAGCGCCATCCACGATGTGTGCGAGAAAAAGCTCCTTAAAGAGGATATCAATGAAGCAGAGGTGTTTCAGATTGGCTTTGCTAAGAGACTCCAGGAACTCCTGGAAAAAAATATCGAGTTTAATGGATCTAATGTACAACAAATGAAAACAGCGGGACCTGCAATTTTAGCTGAGGTCGAGCCGGCCTTAAAAGATTATTTTGGTGACTACGAAGTTTTTTCCTCCGAGGAAATGTTATACGTCCCTATTGAAGATTTCAACATTAATTTTAAAGGGTTCGTTGATGCAGTCGTAAAGGTAGGTGATACATATCATCTATTCGACTGGAAGACATGCTCCTGGGGGTGGAACAGTAGAAAAAAGGCAGAGAAGTTAGTCACTTACCAGCTTACATTGTACAAGCATTTTTTCTGTCAAAAGCATGACATCGACCCAAAAAGTGTGGAAACCCACTTTGCTTTGCTAAAAAGAACAGCTAAAAAAGACCGTGTAGAGATATTTAGGGTAACGAGCGGACAGCAAAAAACTGAAAATGCTCTTAAACTTCTCTATCAAGCAATCTATAATATCACTAAAAGATTTAGCATCAAGAACCGGCTAAACTGCCATAAGCCCTATCCGTGTAAATTGCTTAATACTAAACACTGCCCATAAGGAATAAATATGTCTGATAAAATTAAGATCTTTACGATTAGTGACCACCCATTGTCCCCTTCGGGAGTTGGAACTCAAACTAAATACATGATCGAAGGAATGCTGAAAACTGGAAAATACCAGTTTGTCTCCTTTGGAGGAGCTATCCAGCACCCAGCACACGATCCTCAACACACAGAAGAATGGGGACAAGACTGGATCATCTGGCCCGTTGATGGCTACGGCGACGGCGACAAGGTCCGCGCCATGATACAAGCCCAAAAGCCAGATATTTTGTGGTTTATGACGGATCCTCGCTTTTATACGTGGCTGTGGGATATTGAAAACGAAATTCGAGCGCACATGCCAATGGTCTATTATCATGTTTGGGATAATTACCCTTATCCTAAGTTCAATAGACCGTTCTATCTGTCAAATGATCATGTAGCTTGCATCTCCAAGTTAACCCATGATATCGTTGAAACAGTAGCCCCGGAAGTGGACTCTTCGTATATACCTCACGCGGTAGATGGTAATATCTTCCGACCGCACCCGCCCCAGGATGTAAAAACATTCCGCCAGCAGCGCGGCTTGGATGATAAATTTGTTTGTTTTTGGAACAATCGTAATGCTCGCCGGAAACAATCCGGCACTCTCATTTTTTGGTTTAAGGACTTTCTCGATAGGGTGGGGCACGACAAGGCAACGCTGATTATGCATACAGATATCAAGGACCAACATGGTCAGGACTTGGAAGCAATTATTCATGAATTGGGGCTTATCAATGGTGAGGTCCTATTCTCCCGGGAGAAAGTGGCACCTGAGGACTTAGCCATGGTCTATAACGGCGCAGATCTGACAATCAATATTTCAGATGCCGAAGGATTTGGTTTGTCGACATTAGAGTCTCTATCGTGCGGGACGCCAATTCTCATCAATAAAACTGGAGGTCTACAAGACCAGATCACAGATGGTGAGACTGTCTTTGGGGTAGGGCTGGAACCTTCATCTAAAGCCATCATCGGCTCACAACAGGTTCCATATATCTATGAGGATCGACTAAACCGAGAAGACTTCTTGGACGGTCTCACTGAATTATATGAGATGGGCGCCGAGAAGCGTGCAGAAATCGGGCTATTGGGTAGGGAATGGACTGAAAAGACCTTCAATTTCGATACTTATATCCAGACCTGGGATGACCTATTCATGAAAATTGTAGATGAAAAGGGCTCCTGGGACACCAGAAAGGGCTATTCGCCCTATGAAGTTAGGACTTTTTAAATGAAAAAGAAAATATTAATAAAGGCGCCTCTTTTATCGCGCTCCGGCTACGGAGAGCAATCCCGTTTTGCACTCCGGTCTCTACGTACACGAGAAGATCTCTTCGATATATATGTTCTCAATCTTAATTGGGGTGGTACAGGACAAATTGCTGAAAACTCCGAAGAGTCACAGTACATTAAGCGCTCCATCGAGAAGTTAACCGCTTATGCCAACTCCGCCGGCGGTCAGCCTACTTTTGATATTTCCCTGCAAATTACGGTTCCTAATGAATTTGAAAAGATCGCTCCGGTAAATATAGGATATACAGCAGGCATCGAAACTACTCGGGTCGCCGGGGAGTGGATCCAAAAATCTAATGCAGCTTGCGATAAGCTTATTGTTATTTCTAATCATTCTAAAAAGGTGTTTGAGCAAACAAAATATGATATACAAACTCCCGACGGTACACATATGAAAGACTGGGGACTTCAAGTACCCGTTGAAGTAGTAAATTATCCGGTCCGCGAACATGACGCCGAAGAACTTAATATCGATTTGGTGACAGACACAAATTATCTTTGTGTGGCTCAATGGGGCGTACGTAAAAATATGGAAAACACCATCAACTGGTTTGTAGAAGAGTTTAAAGACAACCCCGATGTGGGTCTTATAGTTAAAACAAATTCCGTCAAGGAGTCAATACTAGATCGAGAGCACACGACCGCAAGGCTAGCTGGACTTTTGGCTCAGCACACAGATCGAAAGTGTAAAATCTATCTTCTTCATGGTGAAGTGTCCCCCGGACAGTTGACATGGTTGTACCAGCACCCTACCATGAAAGCGCTTATCAATATAGGGCACGGCGAGGGATTCGGCTTGCCCATGTTTGAGGCTGCCTATAATGGATTGCCTTTAATTACCGTCCCCTGGAGTGGCCAATTAGATTTTATTTGTAAGCCGAATAAGAATAAGAAGAACGTGCCAAAGATAATTAAAGTAGATTATGATTTGAAGCCGGTTCAAGCAGAAGCAGTATGGAAAGGTGTTATCGAAGCCGAATCTATGTGGTGTTACGCTCGCGAAGCTTCTTACAAGAAGGCACTACGGGAGTCTCTAACAAAAGAGAAGCACTATAAAAAGGAAGCTGCAATACTACAAAAGCATATCCTCAAGAACTTCACAGCTGAAAAAATGTATGAACAGTTCAGGACTGCAATTTATGATCCTTCTCCCGAAGAGCTAGAGTGGCTTGAACAGATGGAAGACATCCAGATATTGTAATGTCCGTATTGTTTATTGCTGATTTTTATAACGATCAGATAAACGGCGGCGGCGAAAATAATGACGCCGTCCTCATACAGGATTTAGAGTTACGCGGTGTCGATATTGAGCGGTGTTATAGTAATCAAGTTACCAGAGAACAGATAGATTCTCATGATTCTATTCTAGTTTCAAATTTTATACTTTTAAGTGATCAGTCAAAGACGTATTTAGCAAACAATGCCAATTACATTATATACGAACACGACCATAAGTATGTCTCCACGCGTGATCCCTCAAAGTTTCCCAATTTTAAAATACCACAGGACCGCCTCGTAAATATAGAGTTTTATCAACGAGCCAAAAAGGTCGTTGTGTTGAGTCAAATATGTAAAGATGTCCTAGAGTATAATTTAGGGCTCACAAATGTCCATAGCATCGGATCAAGCTTATGGTCAGCAAAAAAGTTTAGCTTTTTAAAATCTGTCTCTAAAGAAAAACACCAAAATGTAGCGATTGTCCAGTCGGGCAACCCTACGAAAGGCACACCCTCGGCCGTACAATTTTGTAATGATCGAGACCTTGCGTTTGAGTTCATCGGTTCAAATGATCAATATGAGTTTTTAGAGAATCTTGCACAGTTTCGAGCGCTCGTCTTTATCCCCCAAGTCCTGGAAACTTTTTGTCGTTTAGTGGCAGAAGCTAAAATGTTGGAATGCAATGTCTATACTAACCCAAAACTTATAGGCATGATGAGCGAACCTTTTGCTACACAGTCCGGAGATGAATTAATAGAGACCCTTGAGGGGCAAGTTGGGAATGCCTTAGAATATTTTTATAAGTTATTGAAATGACGATATTAATCACTGGAGCTGCAGGATTTATTGGAAGTTGTCTGGTGGATACATTCCCCGCAGATCGGCTTTTGCTGTGTGATCCCCGAGACGACAAAATGCTCAATCCAGATGCAGCAGTAGGCGCTATTGGCGATGGGGCAGTGACAGCCGTTTATCATATGGGCGCCATTTCATCAACTACGGTTACAGATTTGGTAAAAGTTACTCAAGAAAATATCCTCTTTAGTAGCCGCCTTTTGGAGGCATGCCTAGAAAAAAATATCCCTTTTGTATATGCCTCCTCCGCCTCGGTATATGGCACCATAGTCGGACCCCATCGAGAGTGGCAGCCTATGAAACCAGTGAATTATTATGCCATTACCAAAACAGCATTTGATATGATGGTTCGACAGAAGATTAAAGATATACCGACCGCGCGCATTGTGGGATTAAGGTACTTTAATGTGTATGGTCATCGAGAAGACCATAAGGGAGACATGGCAAGCCCAGTTCATAAATTTATTCACCAAGCAATGGAGAATAAACAGATACAGATATTTGAGGGAAGTGATGGTTATCATCGCGACTTCGTGCATATCGAGGATGTAGTAAAAATGACGAAAGCCGCTGTAGATTTTGAATCGGATATCTATAATGTAGGAACCGGTATTCCACGTTCTTTTCTAGATGTTGCCAATATCATAGCCAAGAAGTTAGATGCTCAGGTGGTGGAGATACCGTTCCCAGAACATCTAAAAGGAAAATACCAGCGTAACACACAAAGCGATAATGAGAAAATCACGCATGCAGGCTACTCCACCATAAGAATTTCTTTGGAGGAGGGCATAGAAAAGGTACTAGCCAAACGATGAAGACGGTATTTGTAAATGGATGCTTTGATATACTTCATCGAGGACATCTGGAGCTTTTTGCATACGCACGATCTCTGGGGGATCACCTTACGGTGGGAATTGATACGGACGAGAGAGTCCGAGAACTAAAAGGACCGCATCGACCGATTAATAGCGCGACCGATAGAGCCTATATATTATCACGACTACAAGACATAGATCAAGTCAGGCAATTTAATTCCAGAGAGGAACTAGAAAACTTAATAAAAGAACTCACTCCAGATATAATGGTAGTGGGTTCCGATTGGCAGGGGAAGGAAATAGTTGGCGGACACTTCGCCAAAGAGATTAGATACTTTAAGAGGATAGATGGATATTCAACAACCAGAATCATTGAAGGTCATCGTAATAGGTGATGCTTGCATTGATAAATATCATTATGGACACTGTGAACGACTGAGTCCAGAGGCACCTGTGCCTGTTTTGCGACACAACCATACTGAAGAACACGATGGGATGTGTTTAAATGTGGTGCGTAATCTTATTTCTTTTGGCATTCGGCCAGATAAGAAACATAACACCGGCATTATTTCTAAAGAGCGTTTTGTAGATCTTAAAACAAAGCAACATCTTCTCCGCTTCGACGTTGGCGAAACTGGGGCCCAGCGCCCCTTGAGTAAAGGCGCCACCCAGCGCCTTAATTTAGAAACCTATGATGCGGTGGTTATATCCGATTACAACAAGGGCTTTATAACTGAAGAAAATGCTGATGATATCGCGAAGAGATGCCTAGAACATAAGATTCCTCTTTTCGTGGATTCGAAAAAAAAGGATTTAAGCTGTTTTGAGGGCGCCATTCTCAAGATAAATGAGAAAGAGTTCCACGAGACGGCCCGATACCCTATAAAGTATGAGCTAGTGGTAACACTTGGCGCCGCTGGCGCAAGGTGGAACGGGGTACAGTTTGGGACGAAGCCCTGCGAGGTGTTTGATGTCTCTGGCGCAGGTGATACTTTCTTGGCTGCTCTGGTGGCCGAATACCTTAAAACGAAATCGCTCGAAAAAGCTATAGATTTTGCCAATAAGTGCTCTAGAATTGTAGTGCAGCGATTTGGAACCTATAGTATCACAGAGGAAGATGTGAGAAGCTTAAGATGATAACTTATGTGTTTGATATCGACGGCACCATTTGCCATAACGAAAACAGCGATTATGAGAATTCCGTCCCCATGCAAGAGAGAATAGACAAAGTTAATCAACTCTACGATGCAGGCCACACCATCATTTTCCATACAGCGCGAGGAATGGGACGAAGTAAAAATTCCCCTGCCTTTGCCTATGCTAGCTTTTTTGAACTGACACAAGACCAACTCCGTGCTTGGGGAGTAAAATACCATCGCTTGTTTATGGGGAAGCCCGCAGGCAATTTTTATATTGACGATAAGGGAATAAACGATAATGACTTCTTTACCAATTAAGTTTGTACCAAAAGGTTGGGGCTTTGAAAAGTGGATTGTTAACTGCGAAGAATATTGCGGGAAGCTACTGTTTCTCGCCAAAGGGAAACGCTGTTCCTGGCATTACCATAAACTCAAAGATGAGGTTTTCTATGTTCAGTCCGGACGCATTCTGGTAAAATATTCGGAAAGTGATGTTCTCGCTGCAGCACAAGAGCAGATTTTAGAAAGAGGGGACAATTTCCACGTGTATCGAGGACTGCGCCACCAAATGATCGCTCTAGAGGACACCGAGTTATTTGAGTTTTCAACTCAACACTTTGACTCGGATAGTCATAGGATTATTAAAGGAGACTAACTATGCAAGATGTAAGCTCCCTAGAGATGAACTGGTTCACTCAGCATTTAGAAGAAAAAACTCCATTTGGGTTCGCTCGCTTTAATGACGGAGAAATGATGGCAGTCGATAATGTCGGCTGCACCGTTGCTCGCGGCGACCAAGTGGTCGACGAGTCTCTTAGTAACGCACTCCACGAAGCCTTAATCTATAAACAGTCTCGCTACTATGTGGGAATTCCGTGCTCGCTCTGCTATCCTCGCCTCGCTGCACTCGCAAGGGAGTTGGTTGGCGATTATGATTATTTAACAAGAGCAGTAGCAACCACGAATAGAAATTGGAAGACATTTATTGATACGTTTCCTTCCCTGATGGAGGGGCGACGTATGATATGGGTAGGGGGGAATGATCAGAATCCAGAAGCCCTCAAGAACTTGGGTATCAACGTGGGAAAGACTGCACTGGTCCCGCGTGTTAATAGCTGGAGTTTCTATGAAAAGATTTTTAACATGTTACCAGAATACTTCGAGCCCGGCGATGTGGTGGGGATTTCGTTGGGACCGACAGCCAGGGTCCTGGTACGACAATGGTTTGAAAAATACCCTGATCTTACTTTTATTGATATGGGGAGTAATCTCGATCCATTTACAAGAGATGTGTGGCACAACTGTCACAAGGGCTGGGAAGAAACTGGGTTTAATTTAACACAAAGATGCAAGGAGTGTAATTAATTGAGAATATATTTACTAACTTCAAATAAATACTCTAAGCTGTGTCCCCTTAACATTCATTTTTTAAACAAATATTGGCCCGGGCAAGAGATCACCCTAGTGGGATATGAAAAGGTCCTAGAACTGGAAACCCTTCCAGAGAATGTAACAGTTCATTGCCTAGGTACGCAGGCTGATTTCGGGAAGACCTGGACAAATGCCCTGATTCCGTTCTTTAGAGATGTCCCGGAGGACTACTTTGCCTTGATCCTGGAAGATCAAGTATTGGCGCACCCCGTGGAACAAGCTAAGATGAGTTTGCTTGAGAAATACTTTAAATTCAATCGGGCAGAGAAAGCCATGATTGGAGGAGGTGTCCAATTTTCCGATGGAAAAAGAATAGGAAATAATTTGGTGGAGATCCGACAGGATGTATTGTACCGTACGTCACTCCACCCAGCGATCTGGAAGAAAAGTTATTTTCTTAAATATTTAAATCCTAATCTCACTTCCTGGGATTTTGAACTGGTTAACGATGCGAGAAATGACCAAGCACGTATTTTAAATTTTGATTATGATTATCCAACAGAACCACACCCATACTGTAACGTTGAACTTTACAACAAAGGACAAATAACCATTAATAGCGAGGGAGAAACAATAACGAACCAGCCCTCCACTCCTTTTTTTAAAAAAGAGGACCTAAAATACATGTGGGATGAGATACACAAATAAGGAGAATATGATGAAAGCAATTGTTTTAGGACACACAGGATTCGTGGGAAAGAATCTGGTAACATTTTTAGAGCAGAACAACGTAGAGGTTGTGGGCCTATCCCGCGAGCAATGTGACCTACGGGATTACGAGGAGATAAGCCAGCAGTTTCAAATCCATGACGATGTAGATGTCGTTTTTAATTGTGCGGCAAACGTAGGGAGCGTCCACTATGTCACTTCTTATGCTGGAGACGTTATTCATGATAATACGTTAATGGCCCTTAATTTATATCGAAGCGTATTGAAGGCGTGCCCCACAGCTGTCATAGTTAATCCGCTATCAAACTGTTGCTATGCCAACGGAACCGAAATCCAGGATGAGACTAGGTGGCTCTCCGGCGCCGTACACCCCTCGGTCTTTTCTTTTGGCAACTTTAAAAGGGTTTTATATTATATATCTCGTTGTTATAACATACAATACGGAGTGCGCAGTGTAAACCTCATGTTCCCGGGAATTTATGGTCCCGGTGATAGTACGGATCCCAATAAGGTACACGCACTTAATGGAATGATTATACGCATGCTGGGTGCAATTGACTCGAACGACGAGTACTTCGAGATCTGGGGCACTGGAAAGCCGATCCGCGAGTGGATTTATATCGACGATGTATGTAAAATAATGCACAGGGCGGCCGATTTGGGCGATATGATTGAGCCTATTAACGTTGCCCAGGGTAAAGGATTTACTATCGCTGAAACGGGAGGTTGCATAGCGAGTGCAACTGGATACACCGGTGCCTTAACATTCAATACCGAGTATCAAGACGGCGCCCCCGTTAAGATTCTGGGTATGGGTGAGTTTGCAACGTTGTTTGAAGAATACAAGTTCTCGGATCACCAAGAAGGAATTAACCATACAGTTGAATATTACAAAGGAGTATTAAAGTAATGGAACAAGATTACAAGATGGAAGAGCCTGTTATCCGCTGCTGGAGCGTTTTCATTCCTGAGCATGCAGGTGACGAAGTAACAAAGACCCTTAAATCCACGTGGATAAATACAGGGAAAAAAGAGAAAGAGTTTAGGGAAAAGATTTGCCAGCGCTTTAATGCTCCCTATGCGGTGGCCTGCATGACTGGCACAGCCGCTCTTAAAATTGCTCTTAAGTCCCTCGGTGTGGGCCCCGGGGATGAGGTGGTGAGCACTCCTTTTACCTTTATAGCAACTAACACCGCAATCTTAGAGATCGGAGCGACTCCTGTCTTTGCAGATATTCAGTATGATACCCTCAATATTGATCCCAAGAGTGTTGCAGAAAAGATCACAGAGAAAACTAAAGCCATTATGTGTGTGCACTACGCCGGAAATCCTGTAGATTTAGATGAATTGCGGGAAGTTGCCAGTGCCCACAATCTTCCTATTATTGAGGATAGTGCACATGCCCAGGGCGCCAAGTACAAGGGTAATCCAATTGGATCCACCGGAGATGTGGCGACTTTTTCTTTCCAGTGTGTGAAGATTGTGACTAGTGGCGACGGAGGTGTCGTCACCACCACACGCCCTGAGGTCTATCAGAGGCTTAAGAAACAGTCGTGGTATGGTATCGATCGCGATACGAAGAAGACAAGCATCCTGGACCCGCTCCCGGCCCCTCCTGATGGTCTAGGCTTCAAGTCTAACATGAACGACATTACAGCTACTCTGGCATGCGTAGCTATTGATAGTCTAGATGAAGCACTCGCGATCCGCCGACCCATCGGTGAACGATACCGAGAAGAGCTAGCGGGCCTCTCAAAAGTTACCCTGGTTGATTATAAGGACCATTGGTCACCCAACTATCAAATTTTTCCCATTCATGTAGAAGACCGCGCCGCCTTTGCTCAGTTCATGTGGGATCGAAATATCCAAGTTAATGTGAACAACAGGCGCAATGATGTTTATGAGATGTTTGGCGGCCTCTGTGATTTGCCTAATCTCAAACGGGCCGACGAAGATGTTATTTTGATACCGCTCCATGCTGATCTCACTACATCAGATGTCACTCGGGTTATCGAGGCCATCAAGGAATATGATACCATATGAGGGCCCTGATCGGACATACTGGCTTTGTAGGCTCCAATATTTTACATCAAGCCAGCTTTGATAAGTGCTACAATTCAAAGAACATAGAGTCTATAGCAGGAGAAAAATTTGATACCGTAGTGTGTGCCGGGGTAAGTAGTATTAAATGGAAAGCCAATAAAGAGCCAAGAGAAGACTTTGAACAAATTCAACGACTTATAAGTTGTTTGGCTAGCGCCCATATTAAAAAACTAATCCTGATCTCAACGATAGCTGTTTATAATAAACCAGCAGAGAGTGCATATGGGAGCCATAGATTATATTTAGAAACCTATTTAAAGAACACATACGAAGACCTTTATATTACGAGATTACCCTCCTTATTTGGAAAAGGTTTAAAAAAGAATGCTATTTATGATCTAATAAATGAGGATTATCGCTTTCTTCCGGGCCCGTGGAGCTTCTTTCAATACTATTGTTTAGACAATATATGGTCAGACGTCACAAAACAGCTGGATTTGGGAATTAAAATTTTAAATTTGAGCACAGAGCCAATCGCGTTTGATAAGGTGCTTAAGCTGTTTGAAGTAGAAGCCGAAAGAACTGTTACAGGGAAGACAGTACAAGAAAAGATGCAGACCGATTATGCTAGATATTGGGGAAAAAAGGGAAAGTATCTATATACACAGTCGGAAATTCTGACTGATTTAAGGAGATTTATCAACAATGAGTGAATATTACCAATACTATCTAACACTTCACACGCACCCTAAGTGCAGGTTATTGCATTTTATTGGCCAATGGGCGACTTTAATATTTGCCGCGGCCATTTTTACAGGAGGGTTGTGGTACCTTATACCATTAATACCATTCATTGTCTATCCCTTTGCGTGGGCCGGCCATTTGTACTTTGAGAAAAACAAGCCTTTAGCCTGGGAAGGCATGAATGATTATGGATGGACAACGCTGAAGGCCAAAGTTTGTGACTGGATCATGTTTAAAGACATTTTATTAGGGAGATTAAGAATATGGTAAAGAAAAGAATATTAGTTACAGGCGGCGCCGGCTACGTGGGGACTGCCCTACTGCCGCGTCTTCTAGAGGCTGGACATGAAGTTACAGTATTTGATAATTTAATGCAAGGTGGAAATCAGCTTTTATCATTTTTTCGCAACAAAAACTTTCACTTCGTTAACGGGGATGTCACCATTAAGGGCGACCTAGAGTCGGCAGTAAAAGAGAAGGATATCATTATTCATTTGGCTGCAATTGTTGGATTCCCAGCATGCAAAAACAATCCTGAGTTAGCCACTGCTGTTAACGTCGGGGGGACACAGAATTTAATTGATGTTACCACACCGGACCAAGTTATCTTTTATGGTTCGACTGGGAGCAACTATGGTAAGGTGACAGATATTTGTACTGAAGAGTCTCCCCTTAACCCGTTAAGCCTATATGGTGAAACCAAGACACAAGCCGAACATATGCTGATGGCTCGTGGAAATGTTGTGGCATACAGATTCGCAACTGCCTTTGGAGTATCGCCTCGCTTACGTTTAGATTTACTTATAAATGACTTTACAAACAAGTGCCTGCGGGATGGATATTTGGTAGTGTACGAAAAGAACTTTATGCGAACGTTTATTCATGTCTCAGATATGGCCGCAGCTTTTATGTTAGCGGTCAACAATGTTGACAAGATGGTAAACAATGTTTATAATATTGGCGACGACACGATGAACTATAGCAAAGAAGAAATTTGCAATATGGTTTCGGAGAAGACAAATGGGTTCATCCATTTCGAGGAAATTGGCTCGGATGCAGATAAAAGGAACTATGTTGTCAGTTATGATAAGGTGAGAGCGCTTGGGTTCAGAACTCAGGTAAGCATTGAGGACGGCATCGATGAGATTATTAAAGCCTTAAACGTTATTGATTTTATTAATCCATACGTTAATATTAAAAGGGGACTCTGATCATGGCAAAATATGATTTAAACATTTTACGCGCGAACAACGAAAATCTTAAACACACTTGGAAGTCACATCCCAACGTTCATGCCGCCGTAACCCCCGGGGGAGATAAAGAGTATATGAAGCTCTTCCGCGAACACTACGATGGATTCACTGGTTCGATCCTAGAGATCGGCGCCGGGACTGGCTTTTTAGCTAATGAGATATTAACCCATTATCCTAATATAGATTATACGATTTTAGACATTGAAAAAAACATTGAAGAAGTGGTTAAGAAGACTTTGATCGACCACCCGGAGGTGAAGTATATTACATCTGCTAACTATGAAAAGGTTTTTGATGAGCAATATGATATGCTATTAGAAACTCATTGTCTTTCGGAAACTCCGCGATACTATTACACCAATCTTTTTAATAATTTATCTATAAAATCTTGTTTTGTCATCGACTACGGAGGCGATCCCACTGATCCTGGGTTTAATGATTCACTCCTGGCATGGTTCGAGCAATTTCCTTCTAAACAAGTGTTAAAGAATTATAACTTAGCCGGCGGTAAACTGAAAGGCATCCCGGTTTATATAGGGAAGCCAGATGATAGCTCCGGCTGATATTAAGAACCCATTTGGTGATTATAAAAACAGTCACCTAGGTCGCTCTGGCGTCCTCTTCGGCTCGGGACCCTCACTACTTCAGTTCGACACTACCAATCTTCCGGATAATGTTTTGCGCTTTGGAGTCAATGATCAGATTTTTCTAGATTTAGATTTAGATTATTGGTTTATGGGTGACTCCGTCCCTCAAGTCCCTGCTAAGTTTTGGGATCGGCTGCATCTATATAACAACTATACCCCTAAGCTTCAAAAGTTTATCCGTTTCTGCGATTGGAAAGATGACAGAAAAATCATCGTACCTCCGTATGGACAGGTGGCTCGCAATGGGCAGCTTCCGCTGGGAATGAAAAACTCTAAGTATTATGTAGCCGGAAGCGGCGGAAACCCAGAGACATGTCTGTTCAAAAAGGACATTGCCGAGGGTCATCTGACAGCTGTAGCATCTATCTCTTTTGAAGTGCTGCAATTTATGTTATACTGTGGAATACAAAAGATCTACTTGGTAGGACATGATTGTGATTACACCAATGGAACTTTTGCAAAGATTATGATTGGTAAACAACAGCAGGCTGATTATTATATTTTGAGATACTGGAAACAGGTAAAAGAGTGGATCGGGCAGAACTATCCTGATGTACAAATTTGCAGTATTAATCCGGTGGCCCTTGATATATTTCCAGAGGCTCAGCTTAAGGAGACAATATGTTAGATATAGAAAATAAAAATATTTTTATTGACTTTGATGGAGTAATATGCGATTCTAATGAGATAAAGAAGGGAAACATAGAAGCCGCGGCAGCGTTGTATGTGGACAAGAAAACAGCACGAGCATTTAGAGAATATTTCATCGCCAACAACGGCCTCCCGCGCGACCTAAAAACCAAAGAATTTTTTAAAGAAGATATGCAAGTTCCAACAGAAAAGATTTTAGAGGAGTATACAAAATTAAATGTAAATCTTTTAGATGCTCCACTAAACACAGGTCTCATACGGTTCTTAAAGAAAAATTCTAACGACACGGTGTATATTCTCTCTGGTGGAAGCCGAGAAGAAATAGAAGAATATTTAGAGAAACAGGGTATAAGGGATTATTTTTATGAGATACTCTCCGCCCCCACAACTAAGATTGAACATTTGAAAAATATAGAAAGGCGCCCCCATGATTTTTTTATAGGAGACTCGCGTTACGATTGTTTAGCCGCGACCGGGAGTGGGGTCAACTTCATCTTCATGAAGGGACTGACGCAGGAGGCGCCGCCATTCAAGTTTTTAAGTACCGACGATCAGGTTGTAGAGAATTTCATAGATTTATTATAATAACTCATAAGGACGCTTATATCGCATGACAAGGGAAAAAATAAAAGTAGGAATCAATGGCCTTGGGCGTATTGGGAGAGCTATATTACGAAATAATCATTATAAAGAATTCCTTGACGTTAAGGTTATAAATGACATTAATCCTGATGCGCATAATTTAGCTTATACTCTAAATTATGACACTCTATATCCTTCTCCATTCAAATTCAAAGTTGATGATACGATTCTTGTTAGTGGTAATTATCGTATAGCCATCTATAACTGTAAAAACATAGACGAAGTGCCATGGGAGGATCATGATCTTGATTATATCATCGATGCTTCCGGAGTGTATGAAAATGTTGTTAGAGCGAGAAAAATCCTAAGTCGAAAGAAGATCAAAAGAGTTTTTGTAACCCACTCCCCGGACATCGTAGATTTTCAGTTAGTATTGGGAGCTAACGAGGAAGAGTTAAATCTCGATGAGCATTTTTTAATTTCTACTAGTATTTGTGATGCTACTGCTATTGCTCCCGTGTTGAAATTGATAAATGATAAGTATAAGATAACAAATGGCTATATAACGACGTTGCATCCTTGGTTAAGTTATCAAAATCTGCAAGATGGGCCCGCTAGTTCCTGGTCAGTTCCGGGAGAGATTTATCATCATTATGCATTGGGCCGTACGGCCATTGGGAATATGATTCCGAAGCCCACAACAGCAGTTACCCAAACTTGCAATGTTCTCAAGCGCCATAATATAACCGAGGAAATGATCGGGTCATTTTCCTATCGAACTCCTACTGCCATAGTTGGTAGCGCAGATGTTACCTTAAACGTCGCGACATCGGTTACATGTGACGCTTTAATAGCCTGTCTTACAGAATATGAAGAGAAACAGAAGTGGCAAATTATTAAGAATAATATCGAGCCCCTGGTGTCTTTGGATTTTAAGCAGATAGATTATTCCGCGATTGTAGATAACAGATGGACTAGTGTCATCGGGGACAATCTTATAAAAGTAGTTTTGTGGTATGATAACGAGTATGGTTATGCTGGGAAAGTTGTTGAGCAGGTTAAGTATGTCAATGACTTGCTCGAGGGGTAAAATATATGGAAAATAAATTAGTAGCTCTGGTCCCAGCTCGGTTAGGAAGTAAAAGGGTCACAGGAAAGAGTTTGCGGCTGCTTAATAAGAAGCCCCTCATTTCTTATTGTATAGATGCCCTCAAGGAGACTGCCTACTTCTCTGACATCTGTATTAATTCAGACTCAGAACTGTATGAGCAGGTAGCTCTTCGCGAGTCAGTTAAATTTTATAAAAGAAGACCAGAACTAGCTACCAGTGAATCGTTGATAGATGATTATATTTATGATTTTGTGTTGCATACAGATGCAGACTACCTGGCAATTGTAAATCCTACGTCTCCGTTTGTGACGTCCGATGAATATGATCGCGCATGGGAGCAGTATAGAAATGGTGACTGCGATACCCTCTTGTCATGCGAGAGAATTCAGACTCATTGTTTTTATCAAGGGATCCCGGTTAATTTCGACCGCGACGGGCAGCATCCAAGGTCGCAGGATTTGGAGCCCTTACTGGCATTGAATTTTGCTATAACAATAATTAATTGTGAGAAATATCGACAAAATTATGAGAAGCATCAATGGGGACTATATACTGGGACCTTGGGTTTTTTTGAAACAAGCGGCATAGGCTCCATAGATATCGATTACGAAGAGGACTTTCAACTGGCAGAGTTTATGTCTCAATTTATGGAAGCTCAATCTTCTAATGAGTTTTCGAAAGAGTACGATCCAATAATACAGCCGCTCATTGATTCCGGTAGGGACATTTCTAATTGAAGCATGCTCTCCCAATAACTGAGAATATCCACTGTTTAGCTCTAAATTATAGGGGAGTGGGGGATAACTCACAAGATCCACTATATTTTGTTAAATCGTTAAATGCAATGTGTTTTAGTAATAGTCATGTTGAATATCCTCAACTATCAAATCAGTTTTGGACAGAGCCCGAGCTGGCAGTTTTTATTAGTGAGGAATGCCACAATGTGGAAGCGTCCGCCGTTATGGAAGTCATTCTTGGAGTTACTCTGGGAGCGGACCTCACTTGTCAGAATGTCCATCACCGCGATCATCACTTAGCGTTTTCAAAAAGCCGAAAAAACTTCTGCCCAGTGGTGGAAGAGTACCTTTCGCCTACGATTCTAGACCAATCCTCAGAATTCGTGCTCCGTACTTTTATAAACGGAAAACTTACTCAAGAGGGAAACACGAAGGACATGAAATACAACTTATTGGAATCTATATCTTATATATCAAGAATAACTGAGCTTAAGCGGGGAGACCTTATCTTAACGGGAACGCCCGCCGGCGTAGAAAACAATATATTGCAACGTGGGGACAGAGTGTTACACACACTTGATGATAAACTTGAATTACGATTTGAGGTGGTCTAAAAGTGTCAAAGATAGTTATAACGGATTATTTTTCAGCCCCGGGCCCCCCGGAAACACGTATTTTGGGCAATTTAGTGGGGGTAGAGGCTACAGAAGAGACCGAAGTCCTCATAGTCTGGCACGATATAATCGATGAAGACTATATTAAAGATATGCCTCACTTAAAAGGAGTACAGAGATACGGCGTCGGCTTCGACAATTTAGATATTGACTACCTTAAATCGCGGGGGATTGTATGTTGCAACAACCCTGATTATGGAGTAGACGAGGTATCCGATACGGCATTGTCTATGATTTTAAATTTCACCCGCGGCACGACCAGTTACAACGAAAGGGCAAAATGCTTATATAACACATGGCAAGAGAACGTTATACCCACAGTTCGAAGACACTCAGAGATGACACTAGGAATAATCGGCGCAGGGCGAATAGGAGGATCACTAATTCAAAAAGCCAAAGCTTTAAAGTTCAACATTGTTTTTTATGATAAGTATCAGCCGAGTGGAATTGAAAAGTTGCACGGTGTGCAGCGGATGGAATCCTTGGAGGACTTGTTGAGCGCATCAGATATTGTGTCAGTACACGTACCCAGCAATGACGAAACGAGGGGGATGATAAATAAAGAATTTATAGAGTGCATGAAAGACGACTCGATATTGGTTAATACTGCACGAGGTGATCTGATAGAAAGCTTGGATGTCTTATACGACGGATTAAAGTCTAAAAAAATATCTAAGATAGCCTTGGACGTCCTCCCGGAGGAACCCCCGATTACTAGCCCCTTGATAAATGATTGGCGATCGAGCTTAGGTTGGATTAGGGATCGCCTTATTATTAATCCACATACGGCTTACTACTCCGTAGAGGCTATTGAGGAGATGAGAGTAAAAGCGGCAACTAATGCACTGCGTATATTGAAAGGGAGAACACCTTTAAACATTGTATGAGATCCATTATAATATATAAAGCAAAAAGGAAAAATAATGAAACACAATCCATATCAAGTCATCACTACTTTTGAAGAACTAATAGCTGAGTATTGCGGGGCGCCCTATGCGGTAGCAGTTGATAATGCAACAAATGGATTATTTTTGTGCATGAAATATTTGGGGATAGAAGATCAGGAGATTACCATCCCCGCGGTTACATTTATGTCCGTTCCGTGTGCAATTATTCATGCGGGTAACAAGGTCAAATTTGACAAATCTCATCCGTCCATTGTTGATGGTAAGAGGCTCCGTGGTCAGTATCAGCTTGAGCCCTATCCTATCTGGGACAGCGCTCTCACATTCAGCCGAAACATGTATATACCAGGACAACTCCAGTGTCTTTCGTTCAGCGGCCCCCACAAGTTTTTGAAGTTGGGGAAGGGTGGTATGATTTTAACCGACAGCAAGGAAACTTATGACTGGCTGAAGCGAGCCGCCTATTTCGGCCGCCGCCCGGTAGACCATAAAGTCGAAGAGTTTGACATGCTCGGCTGGAATTACTACATGCTTCCAGAAATAGCCGCTAGAGGCGCCGTTTTGATGCTGGGCATAAAAGATGAAAATGAAGATCTGGAAATTGAATACCAAGATCTATCTAAATATAAAGTATATACGGAGGGAAACCGATGAAAAAGGTTATTTTAATACAGCCCTATTATGAAAATATCTGGGAACCTATTGGGTTAGGGTTTATTGCGGGGTATCTGAAAAAGTACCACGAAGGAGAATTGGATCTACGATGTTATCAGGGAAACTTTGACACAGATGAAACTATTGTGGAAGCGTGTATAGGAGCCGATGTAGTCGGGTTTTCCTGTACCTCTCCTGCATGGCCGCATGCGTTGCGTTTGGCAGGGGCTATTAAGGAAGTAAGCCCGTCCACTCGAACTGTGTTCGGAGGATGGCATCCGTCTGCACTCCCACAAGAATCCGCCGCGCATCCGTTTGTCGATCAGGTGGTAATTGGAGAAGGAGAAGAAGTTTTTCTAGATGTTGTTAACGGTAATACTGACCCCATCGTACAGGGCACAAAGCCGTCGATGCTCGATCTCCCATGGCCGGATCGACAGATTATCAAAAACTATAGAACAGTGGATCTGTGTGAAACAATGAACGGAAAGAGAACAGCCTCCTTTCAGTGCAACCGGGTGTGTCCCGTAGCTTGTGCGTTTTGTGCAGAACGAGTAATAACCGGAACCCGGAATCGCCGTGATAATCCAATCCGCTCGCGACCTGTTCTAGACATGTGTGATGAAATTGAGCACGTTATTGAAGAATTGGATCTAAACTATTTTAAGTTCGTTGATGCAACATTTGATATCACAGCAGATTTTGTTATTGAGTTTTGTAAAGAAAAGATTAAGAGGGGCATGACAACAGAGTGGGAATGCCTCATTCATGCTACCTTTGCCAATGAAGAAATGTTCAAGTGGCTTAAGTTGGCACAGTGCAATCAGGTTAATATTGGTGTCGAGACCGGCAGTGCACGAATCCTGAGAGATATCAAAAAAGGTCTCACGATTAAAAGTGTAAAGAATGTGTTTGCTTGGGCCAAGAAACATGGCGTCGAACGAAGGGGCTTCTTCCTCTTTGGCATGCCAAACGAGACCCGGGCAGACCTATTACTCACTGAAGAACTAATAGATGAGATCGATCCAGATGTCGTCGGGTTCACAATATTGTGCCCCTATCCGGGAACCGACCTTTATAAGCCGGAGCTACATCAAAATGTAGATTGGGAAAAGGCTGATGAATATTCTAACGACTTTTGGTGCACTGAGCACTTCACCAATATCGAGTTGAAAGCGCAACAAGCCTATTTTAAAACCAAATATGATTTATTGCTTTGCGAACGCCAAGAGGATTCCTCACAAGGCGGAGGCTTCGGCGACATGCGAGAACTAGAAAAACAGTCGACGTCCACCCCGATTGGAACAAATGTTAATAATGTTAAAATGCCAGCACCTCAACCGACCGTAGTACAGCTTGAGCGCCCCAAGACAACGACCGAAACTTAATATGATGAACTTGCTTGTAACAGGTGGCTGCGGCTTCATCGGATCCAATTTCATAAAAATGGTGCTCGATGAGCCTCATCGCGATTTGGTATCCAAGGTAGTTAATTTGGATGCTTTAACGTATGCTGGCGATCTAGAGAATACTAAAGATTTTCATGCTGACGACAAATATGTGTTCGAAGAGGTAAACTTATGCAACCCCGCCGCGTTACTAAGGGTATTCGTGGAGCACGGTATAACTCACGTGGTACACCTTGCAGCCGAAAGCCATGTGGATAATTCTATTTTAGATCCTAGCGCCTTTGTAGACAGTAATATTTTAGGAACGTTTAATCTTTTAAAGATTGCGCGACAACTAAAAGTTGAGAGGTTCCATCATGTGTCAACTGATGAAGTGTACGGAGAGCTAGGAGAAACAGGCAAGTTTGATGAGAACACAGCATACGACCCTCGAAATCCATACTCTGCGTCCAAGGCAGCGTCAGATTTTCTAGTGATGTCTTATTTTCATACTTATAAACTGCCTGTCACAATCTCTAACTGCTCAAACAACTACGGGCCTCATCAGCATGATGAAAAATTTATTCCCACTGTGATTCGTTCTTTGGCAAACAAAAAGAAAATCCCTTTATATGGCGCTGGGCTGAATGTCCGTGACTGGATTTACGTAGGAGATCATTGTGAGGGCATCTGGAAGGTATTGGAAGATGGCGTTCTAGGGGAGACATACTGTATTGGGTCTAATTGCGAAAAACGTAATGTTGAGGTCATCGACACCATCTGTACATCGATGGGCGTTGTCCCGTCTGAATGGGTAGAACACGTTGAAGACCGCTTAAGTCATGATTATCGTTACGCTATCGACAATAAAAAAATTAAAGAAGACTTGAATTGGTCCCCTAGAATCACCTTCGAAGAGGGTATACAGAAAACGATTGATTGGTATAATGAAAAGTATTAAAGGAATTATTTTAGCCGGCGGACAAGGTACACGACTCTACCCTCTCACTAAAGTTACTAACAAACACTTGCTTCCCATCGCAGGGGAGCCAATGATTTATTATCCCTTGCGAAAACTGACCGAAGCCGGCGTCAAAGATATTATGGTGGTCACAGGTGTTGATCACGCCACCGGGATTACGTCTCTACTGGGCTCTGGGAAAGATCACAACTGTTCCCTCACCTATAAGGTTCAAGACGAACCTGACGGCATTGCCGGAGCCCTGAGGTTGTGTCGTAATTTCGTAGGAGATTCATCTTGCGTGGTCCTCCTGGGGGACAATATTTTTAAGGATAATTTAAAAGAAGAGGTGGCATCCTTCTTACAGGGCGACGAAGATTGCCGGCTCTTCTTTAAGCGAGTCGCAGATCCTCGCCGCTACGGTGTGGGGACCTTTGTAGAAGACAAACTAGTGGAGTTGAATGAAAAGCCTGAAAAGCCCGAGAGCAATTTGGCTTGTGTTGGTATCTACTTTTATTCTAATAAAGTTTTTGACGCCATTGAACAAGTGGAGCGCTCCGCTCGCGGAGAGTATGAGATAACCAGCGTTAATAATACCTTTATTGACAAGGATAGTTGTAGCTGGGCAACCCTCGAAGATGTCTGGTCTGACGCAGGAACCATGGACTCCTATCATACCACTAATTGGTTAATGTATAAGGAGAAATAAATGAAGTTGTTGCTGACTACTAGAGCAGATAATACTAGCTGGGAGTGGGCCAAACTTGTCCACCCGCTATTCCAACAATATGCGCACCGAATCGGAGCAGACTTTCTTGTACTTGACGAAGCCACCGACGCCAAAGGTGCTACCGGAGGAATCGGCAACGGAGTGTATCAGTACCGAATCCTGAAGCACTATGATTTACACGAGCACTATGATCGGATTATAGCTTTGGATACTGACATGATCCTGATGCCATCACTACCCAATCTATTTGACGTTGTCCCCTATGACAGTGTAGGTTCGATTTACGAAGACATAGGTACCCGCGCCCCACAACGCCACCAGTGCATGCTTGCCGCGCAGCAACAATTTGGAGAGATCGGATGGACGTCTGGATATATTAATACGGGGGTGTTTGTTACTTCTAAGTGCCATCGGGATATCTATCGTAAAATTAATGATCAATATTTCGTTGCATGGGGAACAGATGATATTCATATTGGGTACCTCATAAATAAGTATGGGTATAAGGTTCACGAACTTTCCTATCAGTTTAATCACATGACGATGTATTCTGAAAGCTGGAACGACTCACCCAACCGCTTTGACTCACACATTATTCACTATGCGGGTAGAGGAGTGTTCGATGAGGGCGCAGCCCGCAATAAGATGCACCAAGCTCAATTGGATTACGAAAGAGTATACGGATGAAAAAGCTGATCGCCGGTCCGTGGGTAGGTGAGTTCGGCTGGGAGCTATTTGCATGGCAGGCGTACGTGCGTGCCTTATCTCGCAATTTTGACCACACTACTATAATCTCTCGTCCGGGCTCTGAAGCACTATACTCAGACTTCAGTGACCAATTTGTCGGACACATGCCCGCCGGCGGACTCACAGACTCCTTTTTCATGCACAATCTAGATTTTGTACAGGAATTAAAAAAAGTGATAATGGGAAACCAGATTCGAATGGATAAAGAGACAACCCTCTTTGTCCCTAAACGGCTAGGATTCCCTCCCTACACTCATTATGAGCAGTACCTAATGATAGGGGACTATATGATTGCCCCAGAATACGTTGCATATGGGAAGAAAGCCCCGCGGAAGTATGATTATATTTTTCACGCCCGAGATCGTAAACTTAGAGAGGAAGACAATTGGTCTCTAGAAAACTGGAGCGAGTTAAAAAGATTACTAGGGGACAAACGGATTGCATGCATCGGGACTAAAGCGGAATCTGCCTTAATCGAGGGCACCGACGATCTGCGTGATATCCCCTTAGGAGACCTCTTCGATACACTTCATAACGCCGAGTGTGCATTTGGTCCCTCCTCCGGTCCGATGCATTTAGTCAGTTTATGCGCGCTCCCTCATGTTGTTTGGTCCATCCCAAATAATAAAATCCGGTACGAGCTAAACTGGAACCCTCTACAGACTCCTGTGCTATTTGATAGCAGTAGCGACTGGCACCCCACGGCAACAACCATTTACGAACAATTTATAGACTGGAGCACTAGCTGAAATGACTAAAAAGATTTTAGTTACCGGCGGAGCTGGCTTTGTGGGCTCTAGGCTTATTCAAGAGCTGGTGAAGCTTGAAGGAGTTGAGGTTTATTCTCTGGATAATTATTTTACAGGAGTAAGAGAAAACCATGTTGCTGGCGCCACCTACATTGAGGGGGATTGCCGAAATATCGGGACTCATATTGAGTTCTCGCCTGATATTATTTATCATTTTGGTGAATACTCCCGAGTTTCGACAAGCTTCGATGACTATGAGCTAGTGTGGGAATATAATGTAGTGGGAACGCGAAGTGTGATAGAGTTCTGTAAGCAAAATAAGTCCAAGTTAATATATTCGGCGTCCAGTACCAAGTTTGGAGACGATGGGAAAAACAAAGATTGCTCCCCGTATGCGTTCCATAAATCCCAAAACACAGAACTAATCAATAATTATGGTGAATGGTTTGGGTTGGATTATGTGATATGCTACTTTTATAATGTGTATGGCGCCGGACAGATCAGTGTCGGAAAATATGCTACCGTCGTAGGGATATTTGAACGCCAGTATTTAGCTAAAGAGCCACAATCAATTGTCTTCCCGGGAACCCAAACTCGAAACTTTACTCATATTGAAGATGTGGTCTCAGCACTAGTACTATTGAAGGGACCTTCATCGGGTGATGGATACTGCATTGGAACCGACAAGAGCCACATGATCGTGGAAGTTGCTAAAATGTTTAGTGAAGATGTAGTATACTTAGATAAACGCGTCGGAGAGCGTTATACTACCTCGATCGACTTGACCAAAATGAATAAGTTGGGCTGGAAGGCCACAATAGAGTTAGAAAAATATATTGCAGATTTTAAGGAGAATAACAAATGAATTTAAGCAATCAAGCAGTGGGAGCCCTGATGATGGCTCTACAAAAATCTTTAATGGAACAGAGCGATATCGTGCCGGTTCTATTAGAGATGGATTTTGTGCAAACAGAAGACGGGGAACTACAGGTAACGAATCCACCCGTTGTATCGCTACAGGGTGTTGAAAATACCTCGGAAGACACTTTAAGCAACGAAGATACGACGGTCTTAATCCCGGAAGACTAAGTGCCCAGATACCAATATAAGTGTTCAGCCTGTGAATTATTAACTACAATTAATCACTTATCGACTGAAACCAGGACGGAGTGCCCGCATTGTTTCACAGAAAATACGCTTATTAAAATGCTTACAAGTTTTACGACTGCCCCAAAAAGCACAGTATCAACACCTCAAAAAACGGGAGATTTGACCGAGGATCAAATTAAAGAATCTCGCGAGGACCTTGCGCGTCAAAAAGAAGAGCTAAGTAAGAAAAGAAAATGACATTTTATATATTAGTTGCATTCTCGGCAGTATTAAATTTCCTATTGATTTGGTACCTGAGCCGCCTTTTGAGAAAATTTTATTTTATATCTGAAAATTTAGCGGATTTGTATCTGACTTTGCGGTCATTTCAAATATTTACCACGAACATGTATAGTATGGATTCCTATCATGGTGAGCCAATGATTCAAGAACTGGTTTATAGAATCAAAGAAACCAATGTCGAGATGGAAGAATTTCGAGAGATTTTTGAATTTACCCTTGACGAAGAACTAGAGGAAGAACTTAATGCCACCGAAGAAGAAACGTAAAAAAAGTACTAAAAATCATTACTTTACAAGTGTTCATGAAGACGCAATAGTAAAATACGCCAGGTCAGAGGACCGCGAATTGAGGGCAAAACTGTACGAAGAGTACATTCAACCTGCTCTGGACCAAATGGTTGATAAGATTATCTATACCTATCGATTTACAACGTTGCCAAATATTGATTATTTAAAAGCCGATTGTAAAGTTTGGCTTACTACCATTTTAAATAAGTATGACCCCTCTAAAGGTTCGAAGGCATTTTCGTATTTCTCTGTGGTGACTAAAAATTGGTTTATCCATAAAGTCAAAAGGACTCAAAAGCGTAATCGCACAGAAGTCTTTATGGAAGACATTCTTAATGAACTAGACGAAGACCTAGTTTCACGCGAGCCGACGTATATCCAGAAGAGGACCGAGATGGAGTTCTGGTCGTCTCTTAACACTGAGATAAGCACGTGGGATGCGTTTATGCTCAAAGAAAACGAGAAAAAAGTCTTAATGGCTGTCCGTATTCTATTGGATTCTGCCGACACTATAGAAATTTTTAATAAAAAAGCTATTTATTTATACCTGCGAGAGATCACAGGACTTAACACAAAACAGGTTGTTAACAATCTAAATAAGTTAAGAAAAAGATATAAGGTGTTTAAAGGCAAATGGCAAAGCGGCGAAATTTAAGTTTAGATGAGTACGTCGAAGAGACGACCAAAAACATCCGCGAAGACCGCGCGATGGCAAAGACCCTCCTCATCGATGTGATGACGGACATGGCAGGCTCCTCCACGGATAGGAGGGAGATGGGCCCTATTGCTGCCAAGTTCGTAGAAAACCTCCAAAGATCCAACGAACAGATGGTGAAACTCGCATCAATCCTCCAGAGACAAAAAGTAACAAATATTGGTCTTTCAGAAGACGACAAAGACCAGCTCTTCGATTTGCTAAATGAGGATTTGACCGGTGACAAGTGATCCAAACAAGCTCAAATTTTCTGACTTAGGATTTGGGTTTTTAAATAATTGCAGCGACCAGGGAGCCGGCAATTCTGTAGACCGCCGGCGCTCGAATGGCACAGATTATCTTAAGGCAGCAATTCAGAAGACCTACCAACCGAGCGCCATGTCCGGCGTCGGCAATACAATGACTGGGATTGTAATGCATTGCTCTCAAAAAAAGCCAGGTGCAGCCAGAACCAAAGAAGACATTTTAAGTGCATATGCTCGTACTGGATTGCAGCGCGCTTGGGACAAAGTAAAGAGCTGGACTAGCGACGGTTTAATAAATGTGTATAAAGTATACATACCCGAGATTGAGTGTCGACCAGCGCCTCTTTCTTTTGAAGACCCGGTTGTTTTTACCTATTATGACGTTTACCAAGCCACCGGACTCGACGCCAAAGATCCCATACCCCTTGGGTCTGTAGTTCACGTTGAATTCGAGAACCTTGTTAATTTTAAAAATCCGACTATCGTTTGGTGTAGTGAAGAGCCGGTTGCCTTTGAGGGAGAAGGCGGAGCCAGCGCCCCCGGCGGCGGAGGAGGCGGATCCGCACCGGCTCGAAACGGTGGAAAGACGGCACCAGCACCAGTGGGCGGGTGGGCAAAGGACGCCAACGACCCGGGCAACTGCCCATGGTCGAACCACAAAAGACAAAGGACGGACACATGGCAATCATCAGATCCAAGATACTCGAAGTGGAATGGTACAGTGATTTCGAATGGGTCCTTAGAAGATACAGGCATGCTAGCCACCGATTCTGCTTCTGGAGTCCAAGCGCTGCCCCCGGTTATGGAAGATTTTTTAAAACTCGCAGACGCGTACAAAGTGAAATTTGGTAAACAACTAAAAGGTTCTGGCTATCGGACGTATGCGAGCCAGGTCAGCGTCCGGATGAAAAGAGCTGGCCCGGGACATAATTGCGGTCAGGGATCTGAGCGCCTCGGCGCAACCGGACGCAAGATCGGAAAGGCTGCAACCCCTGGAACATCAAATCATGGCTGGGGAGCAGCAATTGATTTAGTCAGATCAGACTGGACAAAAGGCAGAGGGAATAGATCCCCAGAGTTTCGGTGGCTTAATAAGTTTTCGGCAGACTATAACTTTGTTTTTAATGTCACGAACGAACACTGGCATATTACCTGGAAGAATATCAAATCTGTATTACCTGGGATGAACGCACCGGGCAGACCTTGGAACTCATCCGGTCTTACTGATGCCAGTATTGATTTAACAACACCTCATGTATATACATAAGTCGTTACATTGGTGTATAAGTGAGAATGGAGAAAATAACAAATGAAGATAAGCATTCAATCATTCCTTAAAAAAGCAACAGATGCCATAGATCTGAACCTGATGTCTGACACAGAAAGGGAGAGTTTCGACAAGAGAACCCCAGTTGAAAAGGCGCGCTATTTGGGGTTCGGACAGAATAACCGACAAAACTTCGATACCCCTTCATATATCCATTCGACCGGTGATGCCGTCTATCGCAACGGCAACTCGTCAATAATTCTAGGACTGGATCGCCCGAGCAATATTTTTTCAGGCTTCGGCGGCAGGAAGAACACCCATTGTGCAGCCATTGATATAGTTGCTGGCAGAATGGGATACCGTGCCGCAAAGCGAACAGCAGGCGGACAGAATATAAATTCAGACCCCAACTTTAAACTAGACGCGTCAAGAGTGTATATCTCTCAGAAATCAGATCCCGATGGGTACTTTGGGTTGGTTGAGGGAAGCGTGGGCAACACTAGTAAGTCCTCGCCGCGTAGTACAGTGGCTTTGAAGGCAGACACACTGCGGTTTATAGCCAGAGAGAATATTAAGCTCGTCACACGTACCGACAGCCAAAATTCCCAAGGCGCGAACCTGGGAGACGCTTTTGTAGGGAACTATGGTATTGATTTAATAGCCCTGAACGACGATAAAGATCTTCAACCGCTCGTAAAAGGCGACTCCTTGGTATCATGCCTCCAGCAAATTATTAAAAATGTTCATGATCTTAGTAGCCTCCTCGATAACTATTTAGAGTATAACCGGATGTTTATGAAGGCAGTCATCAAACACACCCACCACTCTCCGTTCTTTGGGTATTCCACGGCACCAGATTTTGAAGGGATATTTCCAGATGGTATTGAATCCTTAATTGACACCGTCACGAATGTTCAGCTGCAATTAAACAGCCACATGCAAACCTTAAACAATGTAGACACCAATCACTTACGGACTCCGGGCGGCGCGGCCGCTGAAAAGGATGGCAAAAGCCAATATATATTGAGTAGATACAACAACACTAATTAAATTATGCCTGCACAAGTAAATCTAAATAAAACTTTTTATGACGAACCTATTAAGATTCCCTTCGAAGATGGGAATGTCTCATGGCTGCGCCTGCGCCTGAATAAGGATATTTCAACTCCGGAACAAAAGATAGAAAGAGCGGTAAATAAGTACATTACTTATTATTTTCCAGAGTTCTACCGCAATATGCGCGACCCTGACTTCGACGGTGATCAAACTGTCTACAACGATTTGCGCGAAACTCTCAAGGGAGTGATCAGTATTGAGAACCCCGGCTACGCGTTGAGACCACCCTCAGATACTAAACAATATGTTCTGTTTAAATTAGAGGCTGAAATGTCCATGCGAGAATTCCGCGTAGCAATGTCTGCAGCACTACCCGATTTCGAAGATAATCTCTTGTTCTTTAATCAGGAGAACAATATCAGCCAGGACCTCAACGGGGTTACAGAGATAGCACTAAGTTCGCTTGGTACGACGGCCCATAGTATGGGCGCCCTCATGAATAAGTTTGAGGAACAAAAACAAAACTATGGCGGCGCCGTTAACGTGTCGGGAGTAGATTTTGGGTTTCTTTCTACATCTATTACGAAGATCCTGGCTCTAATTGTAAAAGGACTAGCCAAAGATCTAAAGGGAGTACAGCAGGGCGGACAACATCAGACTAGCTATACGGAGGGAGATGTTCTTACTTTATACTTCTCTAACAAAACAGATCGCCCGGACAACCCTCCTCCTCCTGATCCCTTAAATGTGTTTACTAATACTACCACAAGGATAGCTATCACCGCTATGACATATGTGGCAGCCGATGCCACCCCGGGTGTTGAATTTGTTAAGGTGGGGTACTTCTCACTGATGAAGTATAAAAAAATATTCAGCGACCAGATGACTTTAAAAATCCTGCGAAGAGTGGATGATATCCTTGAACAGGAAAGAAACGCCGCAGCGACAGGACGCCCCACGGGAATGCTTAATTTTATGTCAGATATGGCGCTGCAAGCCCCTCGTGACGAAGCCGCTGGAGAGATGTTCACATTTCCCACTGAAAATGATCCCAATACCGACAGCGATGCTCTTATCCAAGAAGCAATTCGTCTTAAATACCTAGACCCCACCGATGATCAAGACCTTCAACAAGGAATTAAAGCCCTTACTGATGATGAACTGGCAGCATTACGGCATTCTGTTGAACAAAATCCTGAATTATTTGAGAAAGTATATCAACAAGAGAAAAAACAAAAACTTCAAACCGGAGTAGATGTAACTGACACCATCGGAAAGGCGTTGGAATTTGGACCGTTAGCCCTGTTCGAAGACGGCTCAGCCGCGGATAAGATCATGCAGAAGTTTGGACTAAAGGCACTAGCCAGAGAAGCCATGATTTGTTTGACCTTTGGTTTAAACTTTGAAATACAACGCATCACTAACGCCATCGGCGATGTTTTACAAGATGAACTTAACGAGCCATACAGGTCGACAGAGGAAAACAATACACGATTTGCTTTTGACTTGGAGATGTCGCTACTTAAGATTTTCTCGATCAAGGGTGATCTCTGGAAAGTAGTGCTCGATTCAATCCTTAGTTCGATTTCTGAAGCTCTTATAACTCTCATTCAGCAGCTAACCCAGCTTTTAAAGGAAGCTTGTACCATTCGCAACCCACGCGCGGAAGATTTTGGTTCTGTTGACATCCCAAACTTGCTTGGTCCCACTATCGTCGGCCCTAACTCTAACTCTCCATTTGGCTTCGGCAATGATGAAAATAGCCCCTTCGGCAACCTTATTGATTTGACTGGCTGTTCCGGAGAGGAGATCCTTACCTATCTAAATGATGTTTCCGGGATACTGTCGTCAATAGATATTTGTTTGTTGATGCAGTCGGATTTGGCACTCCCCGAGGGTCTCCTTACACGTATAGCTGAGTTTAACGAAACGTACCCGACTCCCTGCATATCTGCCAATCTATCTGACCTCTCCCAGGTAGCCGATTTCTGGAGTATACTTTCTACCATGGCAGACGTAAGTGAGCTTTGCAACGAGATTATTAATGATTTAATTTATCTAAACCAAAATAACATCTGTCTCACAGAAGACGACCTAGCCCAGTTGTCGCTTGAAGAACAAAACAATATTGAAGAGTTACTCGATCTTATCGAGAATGGCTTCGATGACGCTCCTCCCATCTATAATTTTGATTGTCCGGATGCCGAAAACTTTATTAATGATCCTGTTATCACAAGACTTGTTCCAGAAACTCTTAGCGATCTTATTGAATTTGTGGAGATGCAGTTTATCTCGTCAACCGACGCTATAAAGAATGTTTTATTGGAGGCCACGCTAGGAGGTCCAGGACCACTGAGCCCCTATGAGCAGGCAGCCGCCAGCTTCGGAGCGGACTCTCCAACCCCTGAGGAATGGGCGCGCAATCCCGACAGCGAAGCCCTCGATGCCATCAAAAACACGTTTAATGACATTGCTGATGCTACAGGACCAATCCGAGATGCGATAGAAATGTGTTTACTTGATACCCCCGGTCTTTTAAATCCCGAGATTCGGGATGTCGGAAACGCTGTCAACGGGATCATAGATGTTTTAAGAGACCCTGAGGTTCAGGGGGCTTTCGAAGGCATCGCGACCAAGCTGCAGACTGCCGCGGCACTACCGCCAAACACACCCATGATTACAACATATGAGTTTAATCAAGAATTCTTTAGGCGCTTCTCAAATTATATTGATATTAGTAAAGCAAGGCGCGGTCAGTCCTCCTCAAAGACTTTTCAGATCCCTAATCATCTATATTCTTATTATACAAATTTCAGTCGCGACGACGCGGTGTTTAAAATACAGTTTAGTTTTCCTAAGTTCACCAGTGATAGCACTAAACAACGCATCGTATTAAGATATCCTCGTTACGAGAATACTAATCAGCCGACCCCTCTTTACTTTAGCTTAAGTGATCTTCTTGAGTCCGACGTCGAAGAACAATTAGAAGACGCCATGGCAGAAGAAACGACCAAAGCCCTAGCCGGCGCAAATTTACATTTAAATTTGGATGAGTTTATTGACTCCGTTTTACAGTCGAAGGACACGACCGGCACTACTTGGGTTGATGCCTATGTTGCCGAGTCCCGGTTCTTTCCTTACGCTTATGGACTTTTATTAGATCAGCTATTTGAATATTATGTAGAGAATGGGGTTTTTACTGCCGCCGCCCTCCAGCAACTAAACTTTTTCCACGATAATTCAAATTGCCTACCGGGAACGTCAGCCGACCTACTTGATGTCGAGGGCATTTTCAACGAAGTTCAGCAAGAATATATGCAACAAGCTTGTACAGATGCGACAGTTCCTCCCCGTACACGCATGCGCAGTGTTATGAAATATGCTATGTATCTTCTTTTGGTTCAGGTTCACGTAGCAGAATTTGTGATCAAAAATATATTCCTTTTTTCTGCAGTACAGCTGAACGAAGTATTCGCTAACGACTTTATTGTTTCTTACATGCGAGATGAGATTCTCGGCTCTCTGACCCGTTACTTTGAGGGAATTGGAGAAATAGGCGCCATTGTAGAAATAAAGAACTCCTTGATCGACCTGTTTAATAAAAAGATGATACGACCTATCACGGTTAGCCAAGGCGGTATACTGGATAATGAGGGGAATGTTGTTTTCCCACTGGGAACATATTTCCTCCGAGAGGGTCCGATCTCGAGCCTTTCCGTCACCCCCACGGTAACCACCGCCGCCGCCGCCGCGACCACCACCGCCGGCCCGGTAACCACCGCCACCGCCGCCGCGGCAACCACCGCCGCCGCGACCACCATGGCTGCCGCCGCGGCAACCACCGCCGCCGCGACCACCATGGCTGCCGCCGTCGTTCCAGCCGCCACCGCCATGGCTGCCTCCGCGGCAATCCCCGCTAACGCATCAACCGCAACGTTCAATGACATTATCGATTATCTAGCAATTGTTAGGATTCAGGCGTCTATGGGATCCACCTCCGACCCGGGCCCCGTTTCGAACGCTATAAAAAAAGCTCTTCCCACTCAAAATCAGCTGACTCAAGAACAAATCTTTCTATCTTCGATGCCCGTACTACAAGGAATATCCCCAGCAGATAGTAAAGCTTCTATTGGTGCGCTCCTAAAAGACGTCCCTCTAATATCTGTAAGAGGCAACGCGATCGCGAGAGACTGGACCTCTGCGAGACGAGATGCTGCTTTCGAAAAAATAGAAGACATACTGAACGACCGGTCACGAATTTTGATTACTAAAAATGTGATTGGAATCCGCGCTAAAAACAGCACCGATTTTCCTCTCCTTGATTCGGTTTGGGACCGAAGTAAGATACAATACTCATTTTGGATGTATGTAGATAAGCTCGGCGGCGAAGGCGGGGCGGCTCTCTATCAAGGATCCACCGAATGGAAACAAAGAAAGAAGTATATTGTTAAATTATTTGATGTGGAAGATTTTGACTTTGGACCAGAAGTCGCAGCCCTGTGGGCTCAAGCCGAAGCCGCTCTTGATGAAAATGGCGCTGCCCACGGAGCCCTTAATGTTCCCGAGAAAACTGCGATTCGCAATCGAGTTGTAAAAAAGTATAAGGTGGAGAGTTTCTCTTCCGCGCTCAACCCCGTCCCTTTTGTGCCGTCGAGCTTAGCCCCGGAGGAGATGGCCCATATTATTGCCGATCCTAAATACCAGCAATATTTTTCGACAGTTTTTAATAAAGAAATCGTTGGAATCGTCCCGATAATACAAAACTTTTATTTAACTGATCATTACTTTCCTGCAATTGAGACCACCATGGCATCAACTAAGGATCGAGTTCTAAGTATGATGGAAACGATCTTGCGAGGAGACGATAGATATGACGGAACGCCGCGCCTCGGGCGCACTGCTGCCTCCAATCATGCCTTAAATAGCAGCGTTTCGATGAGCACGATTGATCCCGAGAGCATGGCTCGCGACTTTATTTTGAAGATGCTTATTAAAACTCCTATTGACATATTAAAGGGAATACTAGAGATTATAGATCCCCACGTTTCGACTACAAAAATGATTAAAACGGGAACCGGAGCTGCCTTTAACGCAATTAGCGCAGTTCTAGCACAAAAGGACCTTCTCAGCGAAGATGATCCGGCGTACCAGGAGGCTCTAGCGTTGGATCCGGATATCCCTCCCGCACCATTTGCCCCCGGCGCCGACGCGGGCGACCTTTTCGTAGCCATTCTCTGTGTGGTAAACCATCTGCTACAAAACCCTCCCGGGTTCCCGATCATTGACCCTCAGCCGCTTAACCTATTTCCACGTATTAGTATAGATGGTGTTGACTTTTTAGGAACCGGCATGGGGATGTATATGATTCCACCGACACCTTTAGGGTTTCTTTATCTTCTGTTGCAACTAATTAATTGGGACGCACAGTCAGATATTAACCTTGACATTAACTCTCCGTTTGGATCGGGGGGAGTCAATGTCAGTGATAGCACAGAGCCGACTGACTGTGAGGAGGCTGAAATTGCTATTGAGGAGACAACGCCATGAAAGGATCTGGATTATCAGTAGCGCTACCTCTCTCGGTTAGTGATGTTTTTGGTCCTTATGACCTTAACACAACATTTCAGGAGTTAGCCCAACAAAATTTAAAGATGTTGATACTCACTATTCCTGGTGAGAGGATCATGTACCCGGAGTTTGGTGTCGGGCTGCGAAAATATTTGTTCGAAAACAATACACCGGATACGTATTCAGAAATTAAGGGCAACATAGCTCAACAAGTTTCCATCTACCTTCCCTATATTTCATTAGATAATATTATATTTCGAGTGCCAGAAAACAATCCCGACCTCTTCCCCAACACCATGTCGGTTGCTATCTTTTTTACAATCACACCGATTCAGGAGAAGACCCTGCTCGAAATTAACATAAACAACTAATTAACAGAGAACCATTATGCCCAAAAAACTACAGCCCATTGATTATACTAGCCGAGACTTCGACTCAATTCGGAAAGATCTAGAAAACTACGCCAAAAGATACTATCCAGATACTTACAAGGATTTTAATCGGGCATCTTTTGGTTCTCTCATGCTGGATACTGTCTCATACGTGGGCGATGTTCTCTCATTCTACCTGGATTATCAAGCCAACGAAAGCTTTTTAGAAACCGCGGTCGAATATGATAATGTAATCCGATTAGCCCGACAGATGGGCTTTAAGTTAAATCCGAGTCCATCCTCGTTTGGCGTCCTAACTTTCTACATCCAGATCCCTAGCGACGGAACTAGTGTCGGACCTGATTTGGCATATGCCCCTACTTTGGAAGCTGGTAGCGTTATGTCATCGACAGGCGGCGGAACTTATACGTTATTAGAAGATATAGATTTTGCTCGTCCGACCAATCAAGTGGTGGTGGCAAATGTCGACAACACGACGGACAATGTTACGAATTACGTCGTTAGAGCACAAGGTCGAGCATGTTCTGGACAAGTAAGTTTTAGAGAGGTGGATGTTGGGAATTTTGAGAGATTCTTAACCGTTAACTTGGCCACTAAAAACGTAGCAGAGGTAATTTCGGTAACCGATCTTGAAGGTCACGAGTACTACGAAGTGGACAATCTGTCGCAGAACGTTATCTATAAGGCTGTTAAGAATCCTAATACTTCGACCAACGGAACGGTGGCGAGCATCATGAAAGCCGTCCCGGTATCTCGCCGCTTTACGGTGGAGTACAAAGCAGACACAGCATTCCTTCAGTTTGGTTATGGTTCCGACTCTGAATTACTTTCTGACTCGGTAGTCGACCCGACTAACCTAGTATTAGACCTTCATGGTAGAACCTATGTAACTGATGTCGACTTTGACCCCACAAAGCTTATTAGTACTGATAAATTTGGAATCGCACCAGCTAATACTACGCTGCGCATAGGTTACCGCGTAAATAATATTAACGATGTAAACTCTGGGGTCGGAACAATAATAAATGTAGATAGACCGTCCTTTAGATTCACATCACAGGGATCTCTGGCGCCCAGAACTCGTAGTACCGTTATGTCGTCTATAGAAGTAACTAATGATGAAGCCTTCGTGGGGGATATTTCACTCCCCTCATCAGAAGAGATTAAACAGCGAGTCTTCGGCTTTTATGCCGCTCAAAATCGAGCCGTCACGGTACAGGACTATCAGGCGATATGTTACGGCATGCCAGCTAAGTTTGGTTCTATCAAAAGAGTCGCAGTCGCACGAGACTTTGACGAGCTTAAGCGCAACTTGAATATTTATGTGATCTCTTCAAATAGCAGCGATAAGCTTGTGACCCCGAACCAGACTCTTAAAAACAATTTAAAAACATGGCTTCTACAGTATAAAATAATCAATGATACGGTCGATATCCTCGACGCATCTATTGTTAACTTTGGTATTGACTATCGTGTGGCTATTGATCTAAACACAAACCGCTTTGATGTTATCAACAGGGCAAACGTTGCTCTGCGGAATTGGCTTCAAAACAATCAGTATGATATTGGGGAGAACATACAACTGGTCGATTTCTATAAAGTTTTGCAGAAAGTTAAGGGAGTTATTGACGTCGTGGGACTTGAGATTAAGGGCAAAGTTGGCGCGACCTACTCTAATCTTGATTATAGCTTCACTAAGAACCTATCAGCTGATGGTCGCCGAATTGCTGCCAAAGAAAATATTATTTTTGAACTTAAGTTCCCCAACGTCGATATCAAAGGATCTATTCAATAATGGCTATATTAAGGTACACAGCTAGCGCTGATACTACAATCACAAATGCTTACGAAGCCAACCTGGTTACCCGGGGCTCCGGATCCAATATGGGCTATGCTGATGCTTTAGAGGTTTTTTCTATTTATGGACAAGAATCCGGGTCTAACGGACAATCTCAAGAACTGTCACGCATTTTAATTGAGTTCCCGGTAAGTGTAATTAGCGCGAACCGTACCGCGGGAACAATCCCAGCCTCTGGTAGCGTTGAGTTTTATCTTAAGATGTATAATGCGAGGACCCCGTTCACGCTGCCTCAGGACTTTAATTTAATAGTTGCACCTGTTTCTCAGTCCTGGAATGAAGGAACTGGCTTAGACATGGACGAATACCAAGACCTAGGACAGGCGAACTGGGGGAAACCCACTTTGGCTGGTGATTGGACCTCCCAAGGAGGAGATTATCTTACTGCCTCCAATTATAATGTCTCCTTCCCCAAAGGATATGAAAATCTAGAGGTGAATGTCTCAGAGATAATGGAGCGATGGATCGCAGCATCCAATGAGTTCAATAATTATGGATTTGGTATTCACTTAACAGCTAGCCAAGAAGCTTACTTCTCTAGTTCCCTCGGTACCGATAGCGGAAGCGTTATTCAAAATACAGTTGGGGCTAAGCAGTCATACTACACTAAAAAATTCTTTTCTCGTTCCACTGAGTTCTTCTTCCAGCGCCCCGTGATTGAAGCGCGCTGGGATTCTCGGATTGAAGATGATCGCGAAAACTTTTATTATTCTAGTTCCTTGGCACCAGCTGCAGATAATCTTAATAAGCTTCATTTATATAACTTGATTCGCGGCCGGCTCGTGAATATCCCCGCAGTTGGAACCAACGACCTGCTCGTATCTTTCTATTCTAGCTCGGTTAATGGTGTTCCTTCTGGCTCAAAACTTAAGCTCCCCGTCGGCGGCGGTGTTGTTACAGCCGATCATCTAAATGCCACAGCTAGCTACTCAAGTGCTGGTCTGTACACCGTTCAACTAGCTCTCACAGCTGCCTCCACCCGTCTTTTGGCCGTGCATGATGTATGGCACAGCGGCGGCGTTGAGTTCTTCACCGGCTCAATCTATCCTGAGTTAATTCCAACTTATGATTCTGCGCCGACTTTTAATCGTATCACTTCATGTAAAAACTTAAAAAAGAAATACTCCCCGCAAGACACTGCGCGTTTTAGGTTTTTTGTTCGTGACAGGAATTGGAGCCCGAATGTTTATACCGTTGCGACTGCAAATAACCCTACGGATATTATTCCTAGCGCGTCATTTAATATTCGTCGCATAATTGATAACTATGATGCCGTTCCTTACGGCACGGGTTCAGAAAAGAGTACTTACTTATCTTACGACAAGGAGGGAAACTACTTTGATTTAAATATGAGTTTGCTGGAGGCAGACTACATGTATGAGATTAGATTATCCTATTATAACGACAGCATAGGATCTTGGCAGGAGCAACCTCAAGCGTTTAAATTTAGAGTTGAAGAATAATTAGCATATGAGTATAAAGAAATATTTTGAAGTAGCAGAAAATATTCAGTCTCTCTCGAACAAATCTGCTCAGGAGATAGCCTCGCAAGTCGAGTCCGCTGGCTACCACGAGCAAGATTTGATTCAAGAAGAGAGATTTATCTCTCGTGTTGATTTTTCAAAGCCGCAGAACTTTGCGCGCTGGGGATCGGCAGAAGAGTATTATAACGAAGCGCTCAAAAGAATCTATGAAGGTTACCCCTATGATGGGTCCCTCCGCGAAAGGAGCGAATGGCATAACGAGTCAATTGATATTGATCTGTATGTCTTTGAAAATAGATATCCTCGGACAACTGGCTACGTTATCCTCTCAGCTGACGGCTGGGGAACGGGTAATCTTGTTGATGGCTACGGCTCACCAGCAACCCCTGAATATATTTATGTAAAAGGTGGACCCAATCCTCATCAGGTAAAGGAAACTCCCTATACTATTCAATTTACTGGCTCCAACTATTATGAGCCCTCCAAAAATCGGGGATCTAATCTTTCTTTAAACCTGGCCAGCAATGGAGCATCTCTAGAGTTCTGGCTTAAAAAGAGTGCTTACCTGGAAGAGTCTCCCCGCGAGGTCATCTTTGACCTATGGAACGGCGAGAACTCGTCTTCTGCTGACTACGCACGCTTCCGGCTGGAGCTTACCGGAAACCTAACCGACGGATCCACACCGTTCCTGCTCACAGCAATGTCGGGAACTACAGGCTTCTACAGACAGAATATCTCCAGCACCTCAATCACCAGTGCTTCGGTGGGGAACGATACCTGGCAACACTACGCAGTAACTCTTAAGTCTGCATCAGCCGGCGTAACCACAAGATTTTATGTCAACGGCGCCCTAGACAAAGAATCCACCCTAGGCTCTACTGGTATAAATGATGTCGACAGTACGGCGCTCAGAGCATACGCAGGAGCGCTTGTAACGGCTGTATCAGGAACTACTACCCCTAGCTCCACAAAAGCTGCTGACGGCAAGCTCTCGGCGTCTCTCGATGAATTCCGGTACTGGAAGACACAGAGATCATCTGAAGAGATCGGTCGCTTTTGGTTTACCCAAGTAGGAGGGGGCGTTAATACTGACCCAGTACCCTTTACGACTACCGAAGAATCTTCTAATGTTAATTTAGGCGTCTACTTTAAATTTAATGAAGGTATTACTGGACGAGCCGCGACCGATAGCGTGGTTCTGGATTACTCTGGACGCTGGTCTAATGGCGCCTGGACCGGATATACTTCGAACTCACGAAACACCGGCTCCGCGATAATATCCTCCAGCGCTGCTGTCCGAGAATTCGAAGATCCAATTATCTATTCTTTCCACCCTCGTGTAGAACTCCTAAGTACACAGCTCCAGTTATCTGGCTCGACTTATGATGTAAACAATAATGCTTCGCTGTTCAAAACTATTCCTTCTTGGATTTCTGAGGAAGACGAGGAAGGCTCCGGAGATGTTAAAAAACTAACACAGATATTGTCTAGTTATTTTGATAGCTTACACTTAAAAATAGAGAGCCTAAATAAGCTTAAAGATATCCGTTATTTGAGCGGAAGCGCTGAGAAGCCGCTCCCGTTTGCTGAGAAACTTTTATCTAATTACGGATTGGTCGCTCCGGACTTATTCCTGGATGCTGACATCCTTGAGAAGCTATTGGATCGCAGTGAAGATAAGGTTTATGAAAAGTCGCTTCACGATATCAAGAATATTATTTATCAAAACATCTATAACAACCTCAATTATATCTATAAGTCTAAGGGAACCGAAAAGTCATTCCGTAATTTAATTCGCTGCTTTGGTATTGACGACGAACTCGTCAAAATTAATATGTACGCGAATGATGTTACTTACGAGTTACAAAACAATCGCCGCAACGTTGTAGTGGCTGACAAATTTGTCAACTTCAATAACAGCGACAACACCAAAGCTACAGTTTACAATTATGCAGACCCTACCAATTCCAACTCAGTTAGTTATATTGATGCTAATTCTAGTTTGACCGGGGGATTTGCAACCACGCTAGAGACAGAGGTGCTGTTTCCCCTTAAAATATCAGAGGACTCACCGTCGTATGTGAACACTAATACAATTAGTTCTTCATTGTTTGGTGTCCACGGCACCACACTGTCCGCGACCAAAACAACTTGGCCTGGGGACGACACCGTTAACTTCCAAGTTTATGCTGTCCGCGACGAACTATATTCAGATAATGTAAAATTTGTTCTGACTAGCTCAACGGGGGGTTATATCCCGAAGTTGTCGAGTAGCCTCTATCAACAGGTCTACAACAATACGAGATGGAATCTTGCCGTACGGATAAAGCCAGAAACTTACCCGATGAAGGGATTGATTAATAGTGCAAGCAGCAATTACGTAGTCGAACTCCATGGTATACAAGCAGAAGCTGGCGTTATCCTAGAGGAATTCACAGTTTCTGCTAGTATTACAGCGCCTAGACCTTCTTTCGTGACTGGCAGCAAGAGAGTGTTTGTTGGAGCCCATCGTTCTAACTTCACGGGCTCTACCGTCCTAGACATGACCGATGTTAAGGTGAACGCTTGCCGCTACTGGCTAGACTATGTTGATGATGAAGCATTGAGGGGTCATATTCTTGATACGGAAAATTATGGTGCATTACGGCCCCATCTATATGCGTTTGAATTTGATACGTCTGCTTCTTATGGAGATGTGACCAAATATGATACGCTGGTGTTCAACTGGGAGTTCCTAACAAACACGGGCTCTAGTGCCGGCGGAACCTTTATGGTCGACGATCTATCTTCTGGATCTGCCGACTTTACTAGGTTCGGAAGCCTAGGAGGCATTCTTAATAAGCAGTACACCGCTAGTGGCTCCTTCTTCTTACCATCCTCGACAAAGTCCATCGATAAAGACTTTATGATTTCTTCCAAGCTCAACCTTCCTGAGAATGTCAGAGCCGAAGACATGGTTAAAGTATTGAATGCACAGGAACAAGATGTCTTTACTACAGAAAGCCGCCCTGTAAACTATTACTTCGCTTTTGAAAAGAGCATGTATCAAGTGATCTCCGAAGAGATCCTCAACTCATTTGCTAATTTAAAAGATTTTCATAACTTAATCGGAGATGTTGTAGAGCAATACCGACCAGAATATAAACAACTTGCTTTTATGAGGCAAAAATTCTTTGAAAACGTTGCCAATCAAGAGTTGGATTTTGAGAAGTTTTATGAGTATTACAAGTGGTTCGATAGCTCTCTATCTTTAATGTTAGGACAACTTGTACCAGCGTCCGCCGATTTCTCGAATAATGTCCGCACTATGGTAGAAAATCATGTTCTGGAAAGACCAAAGTACCGGAATAAATTTCCAATCCTTCAAAGGAAGGGAGGAAACGACATCACTGGCGCCGTCGAGGGCGGAGGCGACGGCACAGCAATGGGTTCACCGGATGATTTCCCTCAAGGATCTCTTCTGTTTGCCAACACCTCGTTAACCAAGCGACAAATTGGATCATCACGAACCCCTCAGATTAACAGCTGGAAGCATTTCCATGCCCCCATACGAGAGTTATCTCTCGGCCCGACTAAATCATTATTGTTTGATGAGTCCGCTAACACGAATGTCACAGCAGGATCTGATACACAGTGGGAAGCCGACTTAGCTGACGCATACACTGATGGCTTTAGTTTATCGTTTTGGTTTAACAGCAACAATGAGACCAGCAGCACGAGGATGTTTAGTATAGGAAAGATACGCGAGCATCCATGGTGGTATCAGGGTATAACAGTCTTTATATACAACAACGGCGGCACCGCAGGGTCGTCTGGTCGCATATATGCTGCGCCTTATGGAACAGCCGGCTCATATTCTTATGCCTACAGCGATAGATGGAGCATCGAAACTTGGCACCATGCGGTTATTACAGTCCCGGCCGCAGCTATTAATGGCAGCGGCGGAACCCCGACAGTTTATATCAACGGAAGCAACGACACTGACACCGTCGGCGATGTCGGCTCCCCGGATTGGACTACATTGAACAGCCTAGGCTCCGGCGTGAAGATCGGCGACGCTCCAGGACATGTCAGTGGGGACGCATATGACGGCTATATGTGTGACGCAGCCGTTTGGAGTAAAGAACTCTCTAGTGCCGAAGTGACCGAAATTTATGCTGCAGGAGAGCGCACTAATCTAAGCGAGGCATCCTGTGTTAGCAGCCTTCTATCTTGGTGGAAGCTTGGCTCCGGTACCGGTGACACTTATAATGGGGCGATGAGCAATGAGGTTGTAGGCGGACCTTCTGGAACCCCTAATGCTTTCGCCTCGTCAGCCGCTATAGCATCTGTTTCTCCTCCGGCTGTTTCTCCCTATGACCCAGCTGCACAACATATCATGGATATGGCATGGCGCAACAAAAACATTTACTGGCAACGATACCGGTCTGGAAGCGCAGAGCCGAAGCCAACCGTTGCATCCAACACAGTCCGCAAAGATTTGTTAACCGCGATCAAGAAGTCGTATGATCGAAGTGTTAATACACCTGTTAAATTTGGGGCAGAAGGATATGTGACCTTCGGCGGTGTTGCCCGCCCGCCCAATAATAAGCCCAACTATACGTTTGCTCACTGCAGCCCCTATGGTCCGATGGTATCGGGATCTAATGTTCCAATTAACATTATGGTTGGATTTAATGAAGGTGTCGAAGAACTCATTGATTCGCCAGATGAATATTATCCCACCTTTAAGCAACGCCTAGGATTCGGAATGAACCCCACCATCAATATTGATGAAGTGGATTCCACAACCGCCTTTGATGGTAATCTATATGCTCCATTTAGTATGTATAGCTCCTCCGTCGAAACAGGCTACAATGCTACAGTCGTAACAACCTATAAGTCTGGCACCATGCTTACCAACCTTCATAATGACTTTGTGGATTCACATGATACCCCGGCCCAGGGTCCGTTTACTGAGAAGTTCGTGGGTGGTCGGTTCTTCCGTCACACCGAACCAAATGCCGGGAGTGACACAAGGACGACCCGCGCCGAAGGCTTCCGGCTAGAACTTGGAACTATTGCTCCTGGCAAAGCCGGCGCAGTGGGCGTCGTTCCTCCCAACTATCCATTCAGCGACACACTTGAGAGTGAGTTAACTAATGATGCTGGGACTGTTCTCGGCTGGCTCAAAGATGTGCCCATTGCACAGCGCTTCCGAGATGAAACTGCCAAGCGACCCTTAAACATCAAGAACATCTTGATGACAACTGCCTCGGTGGGGACACGCTTGAGCGGAACGATTACTCATAATCCAATCGGCAACTACCAGAAGAACTATCAGGTTATCAGCACTGGTGGTCGCATGATCAACGACCCGTTCTTCCAAGATCAGTCGTTTGACTTTGCTTTGAATCCCGAGACCGGCGTCCTTCGCGGACGCCCACCCGGACAGTTTCAAACTTTAACCAATACTAAATCAATGATTTTTGATCAAGCCAGTAATCAGTATGCAACTATCGGCGCCGGAAGTGTTTGGAATGATATCATCGGCAATGCCGCCGGAACGTCTAAGATGACGCTCTCGGTTTGGTTTAATCTTGATGCGGAAGGTAGTGGAACGTATCAACGCTTTCTGTCTTTTGGCGGTTACCTGTGGATAGATACCCACGAGTCGTCCCGCTGGCTCCGGCTTTGGACCTATTGGAACGGCGTCTCTGCCACCTGGTACACTGCCAATTATGTTTTCACCGAGGGTGTATGGAATCATCTTGTGTGGACATATGATGCCACAAGTACTGCCAACAACCCAGTTGTTTATCTAAACGGCACGTCGCTTAGCTTGACGCCGGGTGGAACATCCCCCGCCGGCGCCTGGTATGGCATGCCCGGTGTCACCGACAGCTCTTTCGCCGGCGTCAACACCGCTGGATTCGGCGGCTCTATAAATGAGGTGACCATTTGGGATAGTACTTTGCGCAGTGACCAGGTTACTACCTTGTACACCAGCCAACCGACGCTGCCTTACAACCCTGCACTTCCCACACCTTCCGCCTGGTGGCGAATGGGTAATGGACCAAACGACACTACCTCAATAATTTATGACATCGCCGGAACGAATAATGCCACGCCTACAAACAGTCCGACATTCTCTAATACTGTTCCTACACAGACCGGACTCGTCAATAGTGAATTGAACTTCGCCCTCCCCGACCGAGCCGGCTCCAACTCGAATCAAACCATCATCGTCAATCACTTCAGCGCCCCTGGAGAATATAAGACACTTTCCCGCGGCTATCTTGATCCTGCGCACGAAGAGTTGTCAGCATACAACGCTTCTCCCTACCGAAACCGCGGAGTTATTGATTATGGTCTATCTGGTTCTGCCTCCGCAGACCCCAGCATCGCGGGCTCCATCCGTGTGGTCGACCAACTTGGCAAGAACCGCGGACTCAATCAGCTATCAACATTGCATTCGGACCCTTATGGGATTGACTCAGCGTATGGTGTTGTGACGAGACCCTCAACCGGCACTCCGGGAACCACACGTATCGACGGCGGAGGTGGATATTCTATCACCCCCTCGTGGACAAAGACAAACAGGAACCCCATCATACGATTTGAACAGGTCACAGGATCGGCTGGATCTTTTAATGGGACCGATAGTCGAGTTGAGATTGGAACAGATACAGTTTGGGATTCTTTGATTGGCGGCACCGGCGCCGACGCCAAGGCGTTTACTTTGTCGGCATGGGTTTATGCAAAAAGCTCCGGAGAGGGTACCTATGGGCGCATATTCAGCTTTTCATCTTCTGATCGCCAACTCGTTTGGCAACTGGGGGGGTTCAGGGCGTACATCGCCGGGAGCTCCGCCGGCTACACCGATTCAAGCGCACAAGATTTTGATAAGTGGATCCACGTGGTTGCAACATATTCCGGCGGTACAGCTGGGGACATTAACATGTACGTTAATGGAGTCCTTGATACAAACGTCGGCGCCCAGGTGAGCGCGCCATCCGCGATCTCCGGGTATAGCTGTTATATTGGTGGTCGACAGTCTGGCGAATTCACTTGGGACGGTTATATTACTGACACAACTGTTTGGGACCGCGCTCTAACTGAAACAGAGGCGCAGAGCCTTTATAATCAGGGCATTTCGGCTGATTTGCTGGATATTTCTATGTACAGTGTTGATACCTTGCGTAATAATTTAATAGCATGGTATAGGTTTGATGCTGCCCTGGGCGATACTACTTCCAATGTGGTAAACCGTGCCCCCAATCCGACGGCTGCCACAGATGGGGATAGTAATACTAACCTTGTGCTTCAAACACAGTACGCTCCGGT